TTGTTTACATTGTCACCATTCGTCACAAGGTAATTCATATGTCTGGTCACAATGTAAACAATGAGCTTCAGGAAATATGTGCCGGCGGAGTCCTCTCAATTCTTTTACAGAATTCTCTGGACCACCTGAATAATGTCACAATATTTGAGAGGAATTTGAACAAAAAACTTATTAGCATCTCTTCCGAATTAAATAGCTTGACCATGGGTTTATATCAATCATAATTATATCATATGTACTGTATATTATGAAAATTCACTGCATCCGTCATGGCAAGTCACAGCACAATGTTGATTTCAATAACCGAGGTCAGGTTGCATATTACGATCCCAAAAACACAGATCCACATCTGACAGAATTAGGTGTTGTACAGTCTTGCCGAATGTTCAATAATTGGCCCGACAGAGGTTTGATGGAGTGCATATACGTGTCTCCTCTCTCTCGCACATTGGAAACAGCAGAATGTGTGTTTGGTAAGTATCCACATGCAAAAGTAGTAGTCTCTGATCTGCTCTTGGAAGCTCCTCTTGGAAAACACACTCCTAACTTCCGGAAACCAAAGAGCTTTCTCCAAATTATGTATCCGCTTTATAATTTTGATGGACTCCTAGAATACCACAACCAATACACCCATGAAGAAACACCAACTGATCTGAAAGACCGCATTGAACAGTTCAGATTTATGTTGCATTCAGAACCATACGAGAATGTGTGTCTGGTTGGTCATAGCTCCTTCCTACAGGAATTCCTGGGGACATCAGACAAGATAGAACATTGCAAACCATATTTAATAGATTTTCAATGAAAATTTATTTAAAATTTAAAATATGGTTTATCTTATACAAATATGATCCTGAACCAGAGTAACAATCTGATTGTTTTTTCCAAACCCGATTGCACCCAGTGCTCCGTCATTACAGATATTTTAAAATCTCAAAATGTTCACTTCAAATCCAGATCGTACAGCAATCTTTACAACCTCTGTAATGAGGAAAATATTAGTCAAGATGACGAAGAAACACTGATTGGCATCGGATCATTTCCTATCCTTCTATTAAATGAACGATATGTCGGCTTCAAAGAGGCGCTTCGGATTTATGATGAACCGCTTATACAAGTCAACAAAAACAGATTCAGTGTGTATCCAATTAAACATTTTGATATTTTTGAGATGTACAAGCAGGCCAGAGCTAGCTTCTGGCAGCCGGAAGAAATCAGCCTCAAAGATGACACCAAAGACTGGCTCGCAATGAGCAAAGGTGAGCGTCACTTTATTTCCCATGTGCTTGCTTTCTTTAGCGCATCAGACGGCATCGTTAACGAGAATCTTAATCTTAACTTTGGATGTGAGGTTCAGTATCCTGAAGCCAGAGCGTTTTATACATTCCAAACAGCAATCGAAAGTATCCACTCCGAGACATATGGACTTCTTTTAGACAAGTATATCCAGAATCCAAAAGAAAAATTAAATCTCCAACAGGGAATACAGACGATCGATTCAGTCAAGAAAAAGGCGGAATGGGCCATGAAATGGACCAACACCGATAGATCTTTTGCTGAACGGCTTGTAGCATTCGCCTGTGTCGAAGGGGTCATGTTCTCTGGCTCCTTCTGTGCCATATTTTGGCTCAAAAAAAGAGGACTTCTGCCCGGACTCTGCTTCAGCAACGAGCTCATCTCAAGAGACGAAGGCCTCCATACAGAATTTGCTGTGCTTCTATACTCAAAATACATCAAGCACAAATTAGACACAGACGTGGTACACAGCATAATCAAAGAAGCTGTTAAGTATGAAAAGGAATTCATTATAGAGAGCCTCCCTTGCCGACTCATCGGGATGAACTCCGACATGATGGGACAGTACATTGAGTACGTGGCAGACCGACTGATATCATCTTTAGGATATCCCAAAGTCTGGAATGCTAGTCTTCCAGAAGCCTTCAATTTTATGGAAACAATCAGCCTCTCCGGGAAAACCAATTTCTTTGAGAAGAGGGTGGGCGAATACGCCAAAGCCGGCGTGATGAGTGACGCATCTAACAACGTGTTTGATCTGAATTCAGATTTTTAATTTTCTAACAGTTTCCCAAAATTTCCCTCTCTGTAATGGTAGCTGATAAACGACAACAGGCCTATAATCACATCCGCTACTAATAACTTGTACGCACTCCTGTCACCCTTCATTGCAAGATATGCGAACAAAAGATATAGAATCCCATGTACAGGTCTTAAACTATCCCACCAGATTTTTGCACCCTGTGTTTCCAGTCCCGTCTTCCGTGACCCAGTTGCATATATTGTCATAAATCCTACACCTACAATAGCTGCAATATATCCAATCGCTTTCAGCTGGTTGGCTGTTGCACCTTTTGCAAAGTATGACAGATACAATCTTGTCGGTACACATAAAAATAGAAACATAGCAAATCTTTTCTGGATATCATTTAACATTCTTTACTAGTATCATCTTTTTTTTTTGACCGTAACTGATATACTGTTCTTTTTTGCCTTTTGCGGATCTACTCTATCATAATCCCGGTCGTCATGTCTCGGATCATAGGTTTTCTTGTGATAGTTCCAGAATTCATTCGATCCTATTCGAAAACTTCCCTGTGGGTGCATTTTTGCTTTGTACCAAAATACTACATCCTCGATCTTATTGCTCTTTGACGTATTATCCAGAACTAGACATTCATAATTCTCTGTGCATGAGGTCAGAACCTGATTGAACATATCGAAGGTGGGAAATATTCCAAAGAAGTTCTTGTAGATCTTCTCCCTGTTTTGAATAATGTTTTCTCTTAAAATGAACACGTAATCAATATTGGCCCGCAGATCAGGTGAAAGATCCATACAGTACTGCATCGTCAGCATGAAGAATAATTTCCAGTGCCTTCCGTTCATGAAGATTGCCCGTATGCATTTGTCCCTGACCATCTTCTTGTCATACATGCAGTCATCTAATAAAACAAAAACCCCAGCCCTAGGCTGCTTTGTCTTCACCATTTGTTTCTGCCTCACCAGTACCTTGTCAATAACTTCGCTCTGATAATCATTGTAGACAAATGAATCAGGGATGTATTGCTGATAATAGCTGTTCCCTTCTTCTGTACCAGACATTACCATACCAACTGGAATATGTCTCTTGTGATACATTATATCAGTTACCAGCGTTGTCTTTCCTGTTCCTCTCTTGCCTATAAATACGCAGACTCTATTGTCGTCTATTCCTTTTGGATTGAATTTCTTGAGTTGAAGATTCATTCTTCTGTTATAATTTCTCTATACATTTTTTATAGAATTAAAACACATTTTTGTTTATGTCCCTCCATATCTATGCGGCGGAAAAGGGATGAAATTATTTTCTTTGTATATAATACAAAATGGGTGGAGGTCTTATGCAACTTGTAGCATATGGCGCACAGGATGCCTTTCTCACAGGCAATCCCGAAATCACTTTCTTTAAGGTTGTCTACCGAAGACACACCAACTTTGCCATGGAATCCATCCTCCAGGACTTTAACGGTTCCGGTACCCGTAAAACCGCCACCATCAGCCGCAACGGTGATCTCATCACCAACTGCTGGCTGGAAGGCTGTGTCGGTGGTACTGACAAGATTGAGTCCATTGATCTTGAAATCGGTGGCCAACGTATTGACAAACACTACGGCGATTGGATGAACGTCTGGACAGAACTTTCATGCCCACCTGGCAAAATAGAAGGGAAAAAGGACATGAATGATAGCGGAGATATTGTCCCTCTTGAATTCTTTTTCTGCCGCAATCCAGGTCTTGCTCTCCCACTTATTGCTCTGCAATATCATGAGGTCAAACTAACTTTTAACATGATGGCCGGTACTGACACTACAAGTCTTGCACTGTATGTTGACTACATCTACCTTGACACTGATGAACGCAGACGCTTTGCCCAAGTTCAGCACAATATGCTGATTGACCAACTCCAACAACAAGAAGTGAATAACTCTGGGAACATTCGTCTGAACTTTAATCACCCATGCAAGGAACTTGTATGGACTACAGCTTCGGATGCCGAAGCTGCTGCTGCACTAACTGCGAATGCATCAGACATTTGGTTGAATACTTCAAAAACTACTCTTAAACTTAACGGTCACGATCGATTTGCTTCACGTGGTCCAAGATACTTCAAACAAGTCCAAAAATATCAACATCATACCAACTGCCCAAACGCCATAAATGGTAACGACGGTACAAATGTCAATGTGTACTCATTTGCTCTTAAACCTGAAGAACATCAACCTTCAGGCACATGCAATTTCTCCCGCATCGATAACGCAGCACTGAACACTGAAAATTATGTCAAGAGAGTATACGCCGTTAACTACAATGTTCTCCGTATCATGAGCGGGATGGGGGGACTTGCTTTCTCAAACTAAACGTCCCAATATACTTAAAGATACAAATTCTATATTTCTTACAAATATGTGTGAAGTTGAAAACGTTTACCATAAAATCAATGATAAATACTCAACTCTTACCATCAAATCATTTAATTATCAAATAACAACCTTGATAAATACATGTCTAGTTGAAAAACTAATGTACCTTAAATGGTATCGTCATTCTTCTACAAAATACTTTGTAGCAACTCCTACATGGAAAAACAAATATCAAATGTATCATGATTATAATATATGTATTGATGTTGATAGCTTACTATTGCATCAATTTATAATGCATGCTGACGTATTAGATAAAAGACCAAGTACTTCTACTATTGATCATATTTCAAGAAATACATTTGATAATCGTATTATAAACTTGCGTTGGGCTTCTCAAGCTGAACAAAATCATAATAGAGGTAAAGTTAGTCGTAAAAAGACAGCACAAGAACTTCCAGACGACCTCAAAGACATCAGCATTCCGGTTTATGTAACTTGGAATAGTCATTCAGAAACTACTAAAGCTGGAAAGGTATTACAGAGATCTTTTTTTAGAATAGAGAAGCATCCAGCTCTAGGATTAACGGACAAAGGAAATCAAAAAAAATGGTCTAGTACAAAGAGCTCTAAAGTAAGTAACATTGATAAATTTAATGATACTTTAGAGCAATTAGAAAAGTTTAATTCTATGCTACCGGAAGATCCTGATGAAGAAATTAGAAAGAGTAATGAAAAAACATTCAATGAATTAATGAATGCCAACTAGTTTCTTGAGCTTTCTTAAGACTCCATTCGGCTCCTTAACTTCATGCAGTCTATTGATTTCATTCTGCATTAAGGTCATTGTCTCCTTTAAATACCGAAGCTCCCTCTTTGAAGTTGTCAGTTCCTTCAAATGCTTTTGATTGTCCTTGAGGAGCTTCTCAATGGCTAGGCCATTCTGTTCTTGTTCAAGTTCTTTCCAAGGTTTTTTGAAATCGAATACTTTATTAGACTCGTGGGGATAAATAAGAGCCATATTTCATGTATATTTTGATTATGATTTTTAGTTCTTTAAGTGAAAACATAATATATGCATTGAGAGTCTGATACTTAGTGCGTAGATATGTGTAGATTAAAATATTTTACTATTTTGAGGAAGGTCCTCATTCTCCTAATAGCTCAGTTGGAAGAGCGGTTGACTGTAGTAATATATAAGTTTACTAATTTATAGTCATCAATAGGTCGCTGGTTCAAATCCAGCTTAGGAGAACATTACAACGATTTCAATTGTCTGTGCAATGTTCTAATAATTATTGATTCTTTTACAAGTATGTTTCTATTGGCCTCGTGTGTGCTTTCTGGTAATACTTGATGGCGCGATTGTCGAGCTTGTGGTAGCGAACATGATAGTTCATATTTCTCCGAATGCTATTGTACATGGCCTTATGCTTTTTCCCGTCGATCAAGATCTTATTTACATTCCTTTCGTTAGGAATCAAGTTTAGCTGGATCGTATCATTATTGTTCTTGATTTCTCTGATATATTCATAGGGAATCTGCAGTTTGTTTAGCTGGACACAATTGTCACAGATGCTCACACCACTGACTTTCATTATGAAAGGACTCTTCCCTACCAAGCAATAGACTCTGTTCACTTGATACTTTCTCTTGAATTGCACTAAATTCAGTGCCGCCAGAATAAAATAAATGTAATTGAATATCACATACATCAGTTTCTGGTTCTTGACCTTTACAAATTTATATAGGCATTTTTGTTTCTGGGATACGATAGATGAGCACACATCATCTACTAGATCATAAAGAATTGTGTCGATAATCCCTTCCTCGATGCTCATTCTAAATGTGTTCACGTGTTGTAATTAAGGAGCTGGAGAATCTATGGCTCTGTTCTTTTATAAAAGTACAATACAGTTCTTTAGGTGATTACACTTATCAGAGATCAGAACTCCGTGATTTTTGTAATTTGGTTCATTTTTTACATACTGTCTCCACACGTGCAGCTCTATTTCAGAATGAGAACGATCAACTACAACATGTATCAGCTCATGTGTCAGGTTAATGAAGTCATATCGTTTGAGAACACACTGAAAGTGCTACGGACAGTGTTTTCATCTGGTCTTTTGACACTGGAGTCGTTTGTGATCTATGGAAAAAGCGGTTTCAAGACGAAATTAGAGTACATCGAGAATCAATACTTTCCCTTTCAAGATGTCGGGTCCATACATGCGAAGTTCAACAATAATGAGACGCGAAACAAGGTGTCGGTGATTATTTTTTCGAACATGAAGTTAAAAATATCTGGAGGGCTATCAAACGTGTCTGCCGATCATATGGGATACATAGAGCGGATGACTGTCCGCGTCACAAGCTACTTCTCGATGACAACAGCCAGCTCGTCATTGTCTCTTATCAACGCACAGATCAAGATAAAGATGTCACCGGTCATATTTCGCAAGTTCCTCTACTCACTACAAGAATCCAGAAAGTTTTTCAGCATTAAGGAGCCTACTCTAAACGGCCGCGGACGCATCTCCTGTGCCAAAGTATTCCCGTTCAATGGCCGCCGCGGACATTTTTCGGTTGACCCGAAGGGAACGGTCCAGTTGTTCGGCTTCAAATGCATAGATGAAGTCAACAAATCAGTGGGCGAATTTCTAGATATAGCAGATGCTCACATAAAGAGTATTAGTTCAGACTAAATCTAAAATATCGATATGATTTTAAGTAGAAAGCTATCACTCTCTATCCTATTCTCATTTACAACGATGATTTTAATGATAGTCCTCGAAATAACGGAGATAAAAATGTGCAAGTCCTTCAACATATACAGGATATTCACAATAAATAGTACAGTGTGTTCAAATATTTCAATTGGTGTGTCTGTTTTGGAGAAGCTATTGACCACCTCGCTTATCACTATCGGGACATTTGTGTTTCAGTACATCATCGGCATGACCTCCAAGCTCAACATAGGGAGTTATAATCAGCGCACACTAATGTGTTACAAAAATAATACAGGAGATCTAGATTCTGGTAGCGCTATAGAAATAGAGGATGACTAAGATAAACTAAATCAAATTTACTTAAGTTCTCTAAGGACACTTCGTATAGTTGTATCCGATAGGCAAAATCTAGTTGACAAAGTCTTTATTAAGGAATTGTCCTTCATGTGGTGAATAATGAGCGCAGCTGCAATGGAGTTCTTCTTCCGCATAATGAATTCCGTCTTCGGTATGAGCTTGATAATATCGCAACGAGTGCGCCTTGGCATGTCATGAAATGTCTCGCAATATTGCATTATATATGATTCAATTTCTCTGTCGGAATATTCCGAATTAGATACACAGTGCTTCACATTCAAGGCCTCTTCCAGAAAGCGGACACACTTTAATAGATCTTTTTCGTTGCCCCGTCCCAACATGTTCAAGTTCATCGCGCGGTTGTGGCTCTTTGCAGATATATATATTAGAGAGCATATAATCAAGTCCAAGTTTCGTCCTTTCATACTCGTATGATCTTCAATCAGAAGGTACAGAGATTTCGCATGATCGAGGAGTGCATCGGGGAAGTCGCTAAAAATTTCATCCGCGATGGCTGTAAACCGTGTATTAAAATTCACCAGCTTCATTTGATGAGGATCTTGCATTGAGTAGAACATTGAGTTACTGATCCGCGAATCCTTCTGTGCGTTCAACTGAAAAGGACTGATGTATTCGTGAGAAGCCCGCCCGGTGCTGTGATCAAAACATACATAGTCCTCCATATACTGACCGCTGGCAACAAGGCCGCATTCTGTACACACATAACCTCCATTTTGAGGATCTGCCACTATGTAGGTTGATACAAGGCACCTCTCGCAGCTCATTGTTGAGACATAGATCAGGCAATCAGTTATGAAAAGTGAACAAATTTTTACAATTTACATCTATTTTCTTTTTCACTTAAAGTAGATTTTCTTTTTCAAATCAAAAATTTGAGATGAATCCGCAAAAAAAACAAAAGCTGATGAATCTGCCCTCTCATTTTGAGGGAAACGGTTTGCATTTAAAGAGAGATGTGCAAGATGCATCAACTAACACACCGATTGACTACCACAACGACCTTGAATTGGCAGAAGATACGATAGTCAACATGCTCAATGAGATTCAGAGACGGGATGTTTATATACAGAGATTGGAGAGAGATTATGAAGATATAAAGAACAAAATTGTAGAACAGTTCTTGTCCTCTTAAAGAAATAAAATATATACATTTTCAATTTTACATACCCTCATAAAAATAGCAATGTTAGAATTTAATGTGCAATGCACTAATAGCAATGATATTTTTAGCCGCCTATTTGAATCGGAATCTATTAGGAAGCTCCTGTACCTGTATCAGCTTTCAAATCTTGAATACAC